AACACACCCAGTGCACAACCCGCACCGTCCACCGCATCCGCAGCCGGATCCGGCAGACCACCGCCTATCCGGTTCCACCACCCACACGCACAGGAGACCCACCGTGACCTTCACCCTCGGCCAACGAGTCGCTACCACCGTCAACGCCCCCGCCGCCTGGGCCAGCGCGTTCTCAGTCCCCGCTGGCACCCTCGGCACGATCGAGAGCGGCCCGGACCAGTTCGGCTCCTACGGCGTACTCCTCGACGGCGACCCCGACAGCCTGCCGGCCTCCTACGACGCCGACGAGCTCGCCCCGGCCTGACCGCCTCGTAGCCCCTGCCAGCCCGCCCCACCCGGACCCACGAAGGAGCAGCACATGCCCGACCGTCCGTACACCGACGATGACCTCCGCGCCGAAGCCGCCCGCCAGCACGCCGCGCTCACCCAGGACCCCGACTTCATGGGAGTCGGCGAACAGATGGACGGCACCGAGGTGTCCAGCCTCACGACCGATGACGACGACGTGTCCACGGGCGAGACCTGGGACGAGCTGCTGCCGTACAACCACGACGACGGCAACGCGTTCAACGAGGCCCAGCGGAAGATCCACAAGTTGATCAGTGGCGCGGCTGACGTTTCCGGCTGGGCCGTCGCGCTCGGCGCCGACGGGCTGGAGCCCGTCGAGAGCGTCCTCACCCTCCAGGCCGACGGCCGGCCGATCGTCCGCGTCCACTTCGCGTTCGACCCCGACATGCCCGACGAGATGCGCAACTCCTTCGTCGAAGGCACCGGCAGCGAGATCGCCCGCTACCTCTGAGCACGCAGCAGCCCGCCCCGCACGAAGGAAGCGCGCGGGGCGGGCGTCCCTCGACCCTACCCAGAAGGGCCACACCATGACCGACCAGACCGCCGCCGACGTCCCCGTCTGGCAGGACGAACACCCCCTCATGGAGGCCATCGCGGCCGCCGTGTGGGAGCACTGCGAGAAGCAGCCCGGCAGCGGAATCGTCATCGACGACCCCCGCAACATCGCTGCCGCCGCGCACCTCGCGGTTCGGGCCGCCGCCCGCCAGGCCGCCGGACAACCCGCCGCCGCGACGACCGCCGGCAAGGCCGCAGCCCTCGGAACCACCCCGACCGACTACCGGCGATACCGACACGACGCTGCGGTGGAGGAGGTGCGGGAGGCCGCGAAGGGCCTGTACGCCGAGACGGGGCTGCGAGTGATGGACGCGCTGGAGCAGCCCATCCCCGCTGTCGGGGGGCAGGACGCCGGACAGCCGGCCGAGGCCGTGCGCACCCTCACACCGCTGGAGCACGACCGCGCCTGGCACGCCATCGAGCACGCCACCGGCCAGGACGCCGCCGACCCCGGCACCGTCCTCAACGCCGTACTCCACGCCCTCCGCATCAACACCCCCACCGTCGAGGACGAGCAGGCAGCCAGCCCCCGCCACCGCCAGGAGAAGACCCGATGACACAGCCCACCAACGACGCCCGTCAGGCCGTCTACAGCGAGCTCATGTGGCCCGAGTGGAACCCGGCCACCGAAAGCCGCGGGACGGGCTACGACAAGGCCGTGCAGCTCCTCGACGCCTACCGGGCCGAGATCCTCCGCGAAGCCGCCGACTCCATCGAGCGTGACGCAGGCAGCATGACTCGGTTCTTCGGCCACCAGATCGCCGCCGAGCTCCGCCGCATGGCCGATGAGGCGAGCACCCCGTGACCGCAGTCCTCGACGTCCTCGCGGCGGCCGCCACGGTCGCCGCGGGGCCCCTCCACCGCACCCACGAGAAGAGAAACCGATGACCGACCACGCTCCGGAGATCACCCTCACTCCCGACCGCGGCCCGCAGCTCATCTACACCTCCTACGACCCGAAGAACGGGACAGTCACGCTTGTTCCGGTCGACCGCGAGCCTGTCGAAGACCCCCGCGAGCGGGCCCTGTGCCGCGCCCTCCTCCACCACGCCCTCGCGCTCCTGGACGCCAGCGAGCCCACCTGTCCGACCGGGAGCGCCCGATGACCGACCCCACGCCCGCCGACAGCTGCCGCCCCATCGAGGTCGACGGCGAGAACGTCCTCGTCCGAGGAAGCGGCGACTGGACCGAAGAAGACCAGCGCCACATGGCGGAGATCGTGCGCGCCGCCAAGCGCCGGTACGAAGCGGAACACCCCGCCGAGCCCGCCCGCCGGCACACCGTCACCTCGGACGAGCTGGACCGGCTGTACGCCCGCATCGAGACGCTGGAGTACGTCGCCCGCAGCAACCTGCGGCACGTCCAACTGATCGTGCCCGACCTGGAAGCCGCCACCAAGCGCGCCGAGCGGGCCGAGGCCGCCATCGAACGCGTCCGCGCCTACGCACACGAACTCCGACACAAGGACGCCATGGGCCTCCTTGCCGCCCTCGACGAGCAGCAGGAGCAGCAGCCGTGAAGTCACTCCGCCCCCACTGGCACCTCGGCTCCGCCTGGTACTGCCACATCGGCCTCTGCCGGATCTGCCGCAGCATCCGCCGCCACTCGAAGACCAACCGCCGCTGAACAGCGCGATGGGGCGCGCCCAGTCCGCCAAGACACCTGCGGGCGCGCCCCACACGGTGCCCACACCGTACCCAACCGCCCACCCCGTACGGAGCGCACCATGACCACCACCACCGCCCAGCAGCTCCAGCAAATCGCCCGACACTGGCCCGACCTCGAAGACGCGCTCGGCACCCACACCTCGAGCTGGCCCCCCGTCACCCTCCGCCCCTACCTCACCGCCCTCGAGCAGTACGACGCCGACGAAGCCGCCAACCTGCGCGCGCTCGAGCGGAACCCGGAGCAACTCGGCACCCGCCCCGTCCCGATCAACCTCCGCGTACACGACACCATGCGCATGGTGGAGGCTGCCCTCCTCGAGACCGCCACCCAGATCGCCGCCGCCAACCAGCGCGCCGTTATGCAGCCCGCGCCCGCGAACTGGCCCACCCGCGACCGGATCCGCCGCAACCAGCTCGCCGCGGCCGATGCTCGAGACCCGCAGCGCTGGAAGTTCACCGGCATGCCCGCAGGCGCCGTACGAGCCGCGCTGTGGCTGTCCGCTCGAGCGGAAGGCGCCCGCTGGCCCGGCCGACCGCTCCTCGAGGAGCAGCACCGGCACGTCGCGCAGGTCGCCGCGGGGGCGCTCCAGCGCATCGAGGCCGTGCTCGACCTGGCGGACCAGCGCCGCGAGCTCACCGCGACGCACGCGTGCCCGTGCGGCGGGACGATCGAGGTGTACGGCGGCGCTGGCGCGCAGCCGGTCGCCCGGTGCAAGGGGTGCGGGGCGATCTGGTCCGAGGCGGGGGTGGTCGCGGCATGAGCGCTGGGGGAAGGGGCTGAGACACGAACGGCTCCGTGCCCTACGCTCGTTGTAGGCGCGGGGCCTGACATGTCCTTGGGAGGGCATCATGCGCTACGCGCGCGTACCTGCCGCGAAGTACATCAACCGCAAGCTCAGCGAGCCGTACGAGACCATGCTCGGAGGCGTCGCCGCGCACCATCTGCTGGCCACCGCCTTTGCAGACCGCGTGTGCGATCCTGCTGGCCACTCGATCTCCTGGTCGCACTGCTACGTCTCGGCCGACGTCCTTCCGCTGCCGCAGAAGGCGCGGCTACTCCTGGAGGACATGGGCGGAAAGCCCAAGGACCCGCCAGCTTTCCTGACGGGCGAGGCGCGCGGGCGGGCGGTCGCGGCCGGCCAGCTGGCCGAGCGCGTCAGTCGGCTGGCCCGGGTGCTCGGCGTGGACTAGGGGCTCCAGTGCTCGGGGCCGCCGCCGCGCCACTCGATCGGCGGCCACTCGTCCGCGTCCAGCCACCCGGCCCGGCGCAGGAACTCGACCACGTCACGCAGCCCGGTCGCGCGGCCGAGGATCTCCCCGTCCACGCGCACCCGCCGGCCGCCGGTTTCGTCGGGCGGGTACACGATCACGCGCGGCTCGGTCACGGCGTCCACCCTCTCCCCGGACGGGTCCGGACGCATCCGGACAGGCCCGGACGGCGGTAGACACGACACAGCCCCACCCCCTGCACGTCGGCGGGGGTGGGGCTCGTTCATGCGCTACTCGGCGGCCGGCGGCTTCCCTTTCAGGTCCGTACGCCACCCGGGCCGGACCGTGCGGGCGCGGAAGTAGGGCAGCGCGAGACGGTAGTCCACGGCCTTGGACCTTCCGACCGGCACGACGGGCGGGAACGCCGGGTCCTCCGCCGCGATCTTCGACAGCCGCTGATGGCTCATCGTCTCCACCACGCCGTCCGCGATCAGCCGGCGTGCCAGCTCCCTGAAGCTCACCATGTCTGGCCCTCCTTCGGGCTCGGTCATGGGCACCATCTTCCCTGACCTTGTTGCCACATGGCAACAAGGTCGCTACGTTGGATCCAGCACAACAGAACGGCCCCGGTCGGTGTGTGAGAGCCCGGCCGGGGCCAGCCCACCCCTGATCAGACCAGGAGAAGGCCATGCCCGAGCGTACCCAGCACACCCCCAGTGTCGGCACCCCCGATCGCTCCTACCTTCTGCTCCTCGACCTTGCCGACCGCCTCACCGCCAAGCACCCCACACACGTCGTCGACGAGCGCCTCGTCCTCGCCCAGGCCCTCGTCGTCACCGAAGCGGCCTACGGTTCCAGCGCCTACGCCGAGCAGGTGGAGCGCACCCTCGTCGCCTCCCTCCCGCCGATCCGGCGCGGCGACACCCGCGACATCTACGCCGCCCGGCTCCGCCTGCACGCTGAGGGAGTCACGGCCTGATGCGCATCCGCCGTCTCAGCGCGCCGCCGATCCTCTACGGCGCCTACGCCCTCGCCGGCCTCTCGCTGATCTGGTCCGGCTACGCCATCACCGACCTCATGGACTCTGGCCGCTTCGGCCTCTCTGTCGCCGTCGCCGGGGACATCGGCTGGATGTCCGTCCTGTGGGCCGAGCACCACCGCCGCGGCGGCCGCACCGTCACCATCGCCGGATGGGTCATCGCGGCCGGAGTCGGCGTCCTCCTCGCCCTTCACGGCATCGACGAGCGCAGCTGGGCCCAGGCCATCGCCGGGCCGTTCGTCGTCCTTGTCGGGAAGACCGTCGGCACCATCGCACTCCTCGTCATGCGCGACCCCGCGGCGCTCACCCCGGAGCAGGAAGCCGAAATCAACGACGTCATCCGTGACGGTGAGTATCAGGACCGGCTCAACCAGGCCCAGCGCGCCATCGACCAGCAGCAGGCCGACGCGATCATCGAGCGGATCGAGCAGCAAGCCCGCATCACGGCCGCGCGCGACCGCAGCCACGCTCGGCTCATCCGCGACCGCATCGAACTGCGCGCTGAACTCACCCTGAGCACGCCCCTCGCGCTCAACCCTGCGGAGCTGGATGAGCCCCCCGTTGAGCCCCTGGCTCACACGGCTGAGCCCACCACGCTGAGCCCCACGACGGGCGCGGCATCTCCCCTGATCAACACCGCTGAGCCCTCGGCCCAGAAGCCCCCCGCGTTCGGCTTCTCCGCGCACACGTCGGCCCAGTCGGCTCAGCGCGTGGAAGCCATCGAGAAAGTGGCTGAGCTCTTGGCTCAGGACCCCGGGCTCACCGCCGCCCAAGTCGAGGAAGCACTGTCCGTCAGCCCCGCCACTGCCAAGCGCTACCTGCGCGAGGCCCGCAGCCCCCGAGGAGGCACCAAGTGATCTGGGCAACCCGTGGCGCCATCGTCGTCGGCCTCTCCGTCCTCGGCTGGTACCTCATCAAGATGTGGTGGCCCGGCCTCAAGGCCCTCCAGACCCGCCCCGTCGACCACCTCGGCCGCCTCCTGCCCTTCCTCGCCGGGTGGGCCTACGGCGCCCTCGGTGTCCTCGCTGTCGGCGGCCTCATCGGCTGGATCTTCGACACCGCCCTCTGGATCACCAACTGGCTGGGAGACGCCGCCCTCGTATGGGGCGTCGGAGGCACCGCCGGAGTCTCCTCCCGCGGCGCGTACCTGCCGCTCACCGCCGACGGCGCCGGCCTCGTCCTCATCATGACCGTCGCCTTCCTCGCCGCCGTGAAGGCCACCCGGAGCGGCACGGACCTGAAGCTCGGCTCCTGGTGCGGCCTGTCCCTCGGCACGTCCAGCGGCATCGCCGGGTTCGCCGCCGTGCCACTCGCGCAGGCAACCAACGGGGCTGGTCAACTGCTGTTCGGGTGGATCGGGTGACCGCCGCCGATCTGGCTCCGGCCGACCCGGACGCGGGGGAGCAGCCCTCCCGCGTGGCGGGCGGATGCGTGGCCGTCATCGCCGCAGCGGCCGCCGGCGGAGTCGTCTACATCGCCCCGGAGGCCGGGTACTTCGTCGCCGGGCTCCTCGCCTCGGGTGCTGTCCGGAGGGTCCGCGCGTGGAAGGCCGGACGCCAGGGTGAGGTCGACGAGGAGGAGCAGGTCGACATCGTCACCGCGCTCCACGGACTGTCCCCCGCGGGCGCGGTGAACGTCCGCCTCACCCAGCTCCAGGAGGCCCTCGGTGTGGCTGACACGAAGGCCGTGCGGACGCTCCTCGACCAGGCCAGCGTCCCCATTAGGAGCGGGGTGCGCGCGGGCGGGAAGAACGGGCCGGGCGTCCACTCCGACGACATCCCCCGCTCCTGCGACGCCCCTTCTGGGGGTTGTTGGTGCAGGTCAGACGCCAACACCAACGCCAACAACGACGACGGAGAAGGGCCCCGAGAGGGGTTCCGTGTAGAGGCCATCGGCCAGGGCGGGGTCGTCGTACACGACCTGTCCGAAGCACACCGCCACCACGCCATCACCACCTGAGGAGCCCACCGTGGGCAAGTTCAAGACCACCATGTCCATCAGCGAACTGCGGCAGCGGAACGAAGCCACGAAGGCCGCCGTGCAGAAGCCGCAGACACCTCCCCCGCCGCCGTCCAAACAGCGCTGACTGCGCACGCGCCTCGCCCCCGTCGGAATGCCGCCCGGCGGGGGCTTCAGCTTTGGGCAGCAGGTTCGAGTTTTCCGTGCTCATCCAACTGCCACGATGCGCCGTCTTCGTCGGTGAAGTACAACACCGCTGAATCGTCGCCCCCTCCCTCCTGAGAGTCGACGAACGCGTAGTGACGTCCCGGCCCTATGACGTCGACAGGAACCTCGTAGTCGCCTCGGAACATCTCGTGATTTCCGATGCCGGCAGGAACAACCTCATAAGCGTTCACTGCTTCCCGGTCGGCGAACTTGACGGTTACATCAGTGATCACTGCGTCACTGTGGTTGCGGACCCGGAGAGAGTTCTGCCATCGCTTCGCTTCGATCAGGCGCGCCTGTGCGTAGCGGCGCTCCTCCGCCTGTGCCTGCAACGCTTGGCGCTCCAGGGACAGGTTGGCGGCCTGCTCGGCGATAAATCGGCGCTGTTCCTCGATCTGTTGGCGCTGGCTCTTCAGCATGCCGCGCGTGTAGTAGGCCGCGGCCGCCGCGAACGCGCCGGCCGTCCATGTGGGGGCGTCACCCCAGTCGATCCAGGTCATGGCGGGAGGGTAGCGGCGGCCTCGGACAACGACGGCAGGTGTGTGTCGCGCTGGCCCGCGCATCCGCTTGTCAGGCCCCGCTGCGCGTCCCCTCGCGGCGGGGTCTTTCTGCACCTAGTTGCAAAACCGCCTTGCATGCCCCATCCTGGGGGCGTCTCCGGCGTGCCCGGAAACAACAGGCCCGACTCCATCGGATGGAGTTGGGCCTTCCGCATGTCACGATTCCGTCACCCACCCCACACACCACCCC